GCCCACTGACGAGCGTCTAGCGATACTGGCAACGCATCAATACTGGTACTGTATAAATCCAGTCCTTCAAGCGTTACAGGTGGTGTAATAACGGTAGAAATAGCTGTTGCAGTAGTCTCAACATACGACCATTTACCTGTATCAATGCTGAAAATAAGTATTAACTTACTGGCAAATACGTTAGAAAAACACCAAGCAATTAGCCTCTTTATAGGGTCAACTGACGATGACATTAAGTTAAAGCTATTAGGGTCTGCATTATCAAAGAACCATTTATCTACCTTACCTGCGCTAATAGACTTAACTGACTGACCATCGCAAACATAGAATCCATCGTTAGCTAAAAAATAAGACAATCCGTTATATTGAACAATACTTCCATTAGATAAGCATCCAACTCCACGAGAAATAGCATCGAACTGGAAGAACAAAGGGCTACCGATATAACTCATTCGGTATATTGCCTTTTCTAGCAATACTAGACCGTACTCACCACCAGCTAGACCCATAATATCGCCACCATCTGCGATTACTTGGGTATCTGATTGACTTGTTGACCCTGGTGTCCAGTTAGTCTCATCGTTAATATCAGACCAATACACCTTGTTTTCAAAGCCAGTTTCATTCGCAGCCACTACAAAGTCTCTAACTACAGTAATGTATTTAGCAGTAGGAGCAGCAGCAGCAACATCAGTAAAGTTATTGGCTGTGTTTAAGGTGACTGCTTGAATCTTATTTAAACCATTGGCTGCAAGCATTACAGCACCAAATTGCACTACATCCCACGATACAACGTCTGTGTAGCCAGTTGTAGAAGCTGCGGATAATGCTCTGGTTGAATTGTTGTACTTAAATATCTGACTTGCACCAGCAGCAAATAGAGTAGATACAGTGGCATACTTACCAGCAAACGCAGTTAATAGCGTCTGACCTGCACTACCACTCAAATCTGCCTCTGACTTCATTGGCTCATAGCCGTTAAAAACTGGAATACAGTTCTTAGCCTCAGTTACTACACCAGTGATACCAGGTTGATCTGGAAGCCACTCACCAAATATGATTTTGGTTGCCATGTTATATATTTATCCATGTATTTGTTGACGGAGTTATATCTGTCCACTCCTCACCTATAATTGTGCCTATAGTGGTAACAGTAGACTTACCAGATATGGCTGTCGATACTGAGTATGATCCATTGGCATAACAACTCACAGTCGTTAGCGCATTAATACTTGCTGAAGCACCTATCTGAGTGCCACCCACTGCAACAACGTAAGTTTTACCAACTATCTGAGCGTTGCCATCTTGAATATAATTACCACTAGCTGCAACCGTAGCTAATCCAGTAATTGACGCTAATCCTGAAAATATCCCGCTACCAGAACAGTCAACAGTAGTAAGCGCATTAACAGCAGCATCGCCAGCTACAATTAAACCAGTTGTGCTAGTTGATATTGCAGCAGACGATAGTGGATAAAAGCCTAGCATTTATTACCCCTTAAATCTTTATTATTTTCTTAATACGCGCAGCTAACTCATCTGCCGGATAACTAGGAAAACAAGAATCAAACTTCACCGTAATCCGCGCATCATACTTCTCTGGCGGTACAAACAGCTTGTTCGTATCCTCAAACCTGCCCTCTTTAATTCGATCTACCCAAATCGTAAAGTCAGCACCAAACGCTTCTCTAGTCTCTGGCGTAGGACATACAAAATCAGCAAGCACTACCGACCCCCACCGACCCGCTATGTCACACAGTACCCCCATACGCCTAGCTTGCTCTATCCTATCCTCAACGCTAAACCCGAGGTCTTTGTTAATCTCTTTACGAACCTCGTCAGCGTTAAAGTGAACACACTGTAATTCTCTTGCTAACGCCTCTGCCAATGTAGTCTTACCAGACCCCGGCAAACCCATAATTAAGACTTTCACCCAACCACTTTGTAAAACGGCTTTGCCTTAAATTCAGGCTCCGCTGTACGCCAGAACTCCTTGCCAGAATACTTATCCCATACAGATTTAGGCAAAATAGATGGGCGTTCCTCCCACTTTACTTCTTTCCTTACCGTATGCAAACTTTTCATATTTAAGGCTTTGTCATACACTTCGTTTTCGTACTCAACATTTTTAAAGTCATGGTCATAGTAAGGCTTGCCAATAAACCTGTAAATCTCTCGCATCACGCTCTCAGGCTTTTTGCACAGCGACTCATACTCAACCAACATAATCATGTCAGGGTTTAACAGCAATCCTTCTTCTAAGAAATAATAAGGCTTAACAACTTGACCTTCTTTCTTTACATCCATCATTGCATCGCATCGCGTAGTCACCGTTTGACTAGCTTCTTCATCCGTTAAACTAGAATTCCATAACGCATTATTTGTCGCTATGCGCTCAAAGCTGTCTAATATCCACGGCAAATCACGCACACAACAGATAATCTTGGTCTGCGGATAAAGCTGCTTTAACAACGATGTTTTAGCTGTCCAGCCCCGACTTGTATCAAATACAGTGGTTGGCTCCACAACATCGTAATAAGCATTAAACACAGAACGCAAAATACCCTTGCGGCGATTCTCGTCAATCAAGTGATTGCTCTCACTGTTTGTAATGACGTTAATAGTTGCACCAACCAATCCCTGTACTGGCGATGATATGTCTGCATAGAACTCAGGGTTCTGACGCAAAATAGCCGACAATAGGGTAGAACCCGACCTCGGCAGTCCAGAGATAAAGTAAAACTCTTTCACGCTTGTGGAACCCAGCTAAGTGTTGCCTCATCCCACTGGTAACGCACATTGCCACCGTTCATAATTGCGTCTACAGGACGGGCTACAGGGGCGCTCCAAGTCATCGTATCCAAGTACCCTATCCACGATGGGTAAGGTTTAGTAGCCTCATGCTCTGCCACTCTACGCTCGTTCCAGACGGCTTCTGTTAGAACTTCCAGCACACCCGCAACGGTTGTATCAGCATCATCATCGCAAGTACCGTAATACTTAGGAGCACGTAGGTATGTGCCTATAGAGTCTGTGCTAACAGGCCATGTTGACTTATCCTGCCAGACGATCTTTAAACCCTTAACGGCTGGCATAGATGGGCCTGTACGCTGTGGCTCGACAGTACAAGGAATCTTGGTTACAGCATCAACTTCAGTTACAACGATGTGCATTTGTTATGCTCCTTATTAAACTGGAATACGGCGAATAGCACGAGTACGGTACGAATAGGTCTTACTGCCGTAGGTCTGACCGCCATCACCTACGAATTGTAACCAAGCCATCGTGGCAGAATACTCACTACTAGACCAATAACCAGCATCAGAAAAAGCCTCAGCCCCGCCAGATTTAAAATCTGTTGCTGAAGTTTGTGCTGGTGTTCCAGCCGTGTAATTACTAGCCCTTGCAGGAACTGCATTTGAATTTATACCAGAGCCGGTGCTGTTGCTCGTTGTAGTGGCTTTAAGATTGTAATAACAAATTTCTAGCTCGTTCTTAGCTGGCATATACCAATCACTAAACCCGCCAATTACTAAGTCGTTACAAAAGTGCGCCGCTGGATAAACAGTAGAATTTCCATCAGCAACAATATCAGCGGTATTTTGTGGCCCGTTTATAACACTATTAGCACCCGCAGTATCGGTGTTTGCATTTTTCCACTGTTTACTACTTTGTGCAGATGCCACTGGGCCAACAACAATATAGTGAGTAGCAACACTACTAACTCCTATCTGCCCTGCGTAATATCCCCCACCGAAAGCCTGACCAATTACTGTAGGCGCACTTGGGGCAAAACTACCACCCACCACATTGAGCATAATCCCACTCATGCTAAATTACCCGTGACCACGGCGACTGTGGCAGTGATAAACAGAATAGTAGCTACACCCCGCGTAGTCACACTAAAAGAAGCAATATCCGCATCTGTACCACCCTTGTAAACTGTTGTTACAGCAGAGCAAGTACAAGATATAGATGCTGACGTATTATTAAAAATACTAATTGCATCACCAGCAGCAAATACCGAAGCAGGAACTACAACAGAACCACTTGTACCTAATTCAATAAACTTACCTACATCACCAGCAACTAAAGTGTAGCTAGACGTTTTAGCCCCTGAGTTGGGAATATTCCGATAGCCAACGCTATTAGTACCGTCTGCCGTACAGTTAGTTAATGCGCCAGACGTAGGAGTTCCCAATACTGGAGTAGTAAGCGTAGGCGATGTTAAAGTTTTATTAATTAATGTCTGAGTAATATCAGTATCAACAGCTTTATCAGCAGGATACGTAGCAAAGACATCTTTAGTGCCAGCACTGAAGTTAACAGCAGAGCCAGCATTAGATGACTTTAGTACCGTAGTACGTGCCAAAGTACCAGCAGCTACCGTACCTAGACCTACTTCCCACTCAGAGCCATTAACGATAGTGTAGTAACAGGTATTAGTGTTGCCAATAGCTGTACTAAATGTTTGAAAGCCAGATACAGCGCCAGCTAAAGTCAGCGTACCAGTACCTGTAGTGGTCGATGTCTCACGAACCCTATCAGCAATAACCAGCGCCATAGATTACTCCAAAGTAACAGAAAGGTTGCCAACTGAAATAGTAAATATATCGCCTGAAGTAATCGACTTAGATGCAGTCAATGGCGTATGGTAAAGCAAATTACCGCTAGTAGCAGCATCTAGGATACCGATCCAGCCAACAGTTCCCCATGTACCTGTAGCCGTAGGGAATGTTACTGCGCCACTATTCGTAGTCACTCCATTACTAGGAGCACCAAACGTCACAGCAGTACGTGCGTAAGAGCCACCAGATACCTCTGTACCTGTATTAGCGTCAGTAGGATCAGTCGTATATAAACCTACGTAAACAGCCGCAGGAGCCGTGTAAGACGTTGCACGTAGAGTTACATTAAGTAATGCGTTCTCTAAGTAGTTAGACATTTCAGCCATAATAATTCCTTAATTAAAAGACATGGACATGGGTTGTCCACTGTATTCACCAGATTGATCTGCAATCGATATTGCATTGATTGCACGTTCGTACAACGTACCCCATGTCTGTAGCCTTGCATCATTCATTAGATACGGTTCAGCCTCACCCAAAGCAGCATAAAGCAGCGCATCAGGGCAATAAGCCAAGAATACGTTACTAGCGTTTGTGGAGCTTAAAAAAGCAGGTTGAGCGTAGTACAACATCTGTAACCCGTATGCACCATCAGGTATAGGGGCAAGCTGTAACTCAGCAGCCAATACCGTGTAGCTCTTAGGTAAGCCAGATTCAGTCGATGTATTGCGCTTATAGAAAGCGTTAGGAGATTCGTAATTCAATTGACCGTTAGGATTACCAACCACATGAATATCTCGCATTTCCAGATAGTCAGAAGGTAAGCCAACAGTAGAATCACCACCTGTCGTAGTCGCTTGAGCAGTTACTAGCATCTGACGCATACGTAACTCACGACGCAAACGCTGCTCTGCCAACGATATAAATGTTGGAATAATGCTATCTAAGTCACTACGAGCTAGATAGCTTGAAATGGTACTGGTTAAGTCTGAATAACTAGCTAGTGGCATTATCGCCCCTCAAGGCATCCTCATCTACATCATCCCAACTATATTCGTGCGTTCCTATGTGTCTAATGTGCATTGATAATTCATGGTCAACGTAGGTATCTATACCCGCATCGCCAGCCTTAACACAAAAGAATACATCCTCACCCACTACACCAGTTGGCCCCCATCCCGCATCAAACCACGGTACTGTAAGCGTTTCAAATACTTTCTTACGGATCATTACCGCACCAAATCCTACAGCAGTAACTACCTCCATACCTTCCTTGCCACGAGAATCAACATTCGACCAATGATGCCTGATTCCCTTCTCATCCTCACTCTTAACCAATAACTTAGCGGTAGGGAATGATGGCTTACGTCTAGTCACTGCGTTTACACCAACTATGTCCACTTCACGACTTAACATAATTGTTATTAAATCATGTGGGAACCTCATGTCGCTATCAATAAACAGAACAGCGTCACAGCCCTCTTTTAAAGCCACCTGAGCCAACTTCTCACGCTGGTCGAATATCAACGTGCCAGGCATCGTATAGAGGCTTAAACCGCCCTTTCCGTCCTTACATCTAACTGACGCATCATGAGCACACATACGGGCAAAATCAAACGCAAATCCTGTATGCACTTCATCACGACATGGTACGCAAACGCCAACTCTCATACTGTTCCCCGATAGATTTTTAACCCAGCTTGGTCTGGATGATTCAGCCATGTTCTAAAGGCTTTGTCATCTACAATTGCAAACCCTCGCATTATGCCCATTTCGTTTAACTTATCTACTGCTGTAAACGGTATGGAACCAATCAAATGCAGGTCATCAGTTGCGCCTGTCCTAGCTTTATCTACCTCTTGAAGAACCTTATTTCTAGCAAGTATGTCTGTAATGTCTTGGTTAGTCTCGATGATAATACCGCCATCACCATCCCTATGAACTTTTTGATTTCTAAAGTTTGTCATTAGTCTTTATAAAAAGCCCCCAACCGAAGTCAGGGGCTAGTTTCATTACAGTGAGAAGTCAAGATCGGCTACGATCCCGTGAGCAGCCTCGTTCTTCACCTCAAGCGTTACTTCAGCAAGAATCTGAGTCTTGTCGCTGTCACCAGATTTAGCCAACTCGTTCGTCATAAACGGACGGAGGAAAGCCATAGCTGCGTACTCAGGATCAAGAATCAGCATATCGCGGTTACGCATAAAACGATCTGGAACGATAGACAGTTGACCAAAGTCTGACTGATAAATGTCTGCCGCACCAATAATCACACCAGCTTCAGGCTTAGTGATCTGATAACGGTTGACAGCGATACCAGCAAACGTAGACATCTTTTGCTTACCAGCCGAACCCACGAACACAGCTTTAGGATTACCACCCGCATCAAAGATCGAAGCGATAACAGTTTTCATCAGTGCTTCAGTAGCAGTACGCTGTGTGCCATCAGTACGAGTCGAAGTGCCTGAAGTTGCAGGAGCAGAACCACCTGTACCCTGTGACGAGTTACTCTTGATCCATGACAGCAGTGAACCCATAGTGCGAGCTACTGTAGATGTACCAGCAGACTTGCCCTGATTAGCAGTGATGATAGTCTCCAGATCACGCTTTAGCTCTTGTGAAGCCTTAGCCAACTGATAAGCCTTCTCAGACTTACGACCAGCTTTGTCTACTGTCTCCAGTGTGCCAGAGACTTGGACAGTCTTTTGTACGATCTGCGTATAGTTACCGACACGAGTTGTAGGAGAAGCAGTAATAGAAGTCGCATCTGCACCCTCAACCGCAGCGTTAGCTGTAGTAGCAGCAGCCAGAGAGTCAGTCTGCCACTCGTGATAAACAGCAGTAGCTTTAGTCTTGCCAATCGATGACATGATAGGTGTCTCTGTCGGCGATATGTTGTAAATCATATCGGACAAGTCTTCACGCTGACCGATAGCGGTAAATGTTTGATATGTAGGCATGTTAATTTCCTTTAAATAAACCGTTCAAATAGTGCCGCAGCGTCTGCTACCCTTCCGGTAGATCGTGCCTTAGCCTTTAGTTTCTTAATCTGCTCGTTGTTCGTATCACGAGACTGCGAAACTCCCGACTTCATAACTTTCGGTGCTTCAGCTAGTTTCTTATTGATACTAGGCTTTGACTTCTGTAGCTTGTCATACTGCATAGCCTTGTACAACGTTATTACGTGACGAGAATCGACAACGCTTGCCAATTCCTCATCTGAAAACCCTAACTCTTTACCGTATGCGCGTACTGATTTTCTCAGCACCTCACCCTTTTCAGGATCAACATAGTCAGGTAGCACAGTTGCTAACTTTTCCGATTCTTGTCGTACTAGGTTTGACATCCACTGCTGCCGTTCTTGCTCTTGCTTTGCGCTAATTTGCTGCTGTTGAGCGCGTATGTAAGCAAGTTGTTTTTCCTTTTGCGAGAGTTCCGCTACCTTTACGGCGTAACCGATAGGATCGGTCTCCTTTAAGTAGTCAAGATTCTCCACTTCTGGTTCACGCATCATTTCTTGCTCAATGATACGTAATTGCTGTGCATACTGATCTCTCAGTTGCTTCGCCTCTTGAATCGCATGGTATTCGGCCTGAACAGCCTTGCGTTCTTCAGCTACAGCTTGCGATTTTTTAGTATAGTCTGCGCCAAGTTGATAATTCTTAACAAGCTCGTCTAGGGTAACGTCCTTTTCTTCACCAGCAGCTTTCACACGGTAGGTACGTTCCTGTCCTTCTTGTTCGCTATCTTCCTGTTCTTCACCTTCAGATTCATCGTAAGATTCTTCTTCAGGTTCTTCACTATCACCATCATCGGATTGAGCCTGTGCCTCTGGTTGTCCTTCGTCGGAGCCTTCGTCACCACCCATTAAACCCATGAAAGCGTTAGCCGCTTCGTTTACAGTCAACTCTCCGCTACCGGATTCCGGTGTCGCGCTAGTCGTTTCGCTCATGTTGTTATTTCCTTAATTTTACATGGAACTGCCATGTCAGACTACAAAATCTTCCAACGCTTTTTATCTATGGCTTTCTGAGCTTTCAGCCCTTCTAAATGGTCGGTAATACTCTCTAGCGTTCTAAGCCGTATGTAAGCCTGTTCTCTAGCCTCTGTGTCGCTATAGTCGCTATTAGTAAACTTAGATAACTCGACTTCCCTAAGCTCTGACATTACCTCTTGCCAGTTAGGATCAAGCATTAAGTTATTAGCCCAATCTGCCTTATTCATCGTGTTATCGCACCAATCTCTTTAATCGCCTTTAGAACAATGTCAGCCTGTTTATTGCGACTATCCTCGTCAGCAATATCCATAGCCAGCACAGCCTGTAACTGCTTAACCGCTAACTCAGCCTCTTTCAGCTTTAGTTCCTGCTGGTCTTTCTGGTTCTTCATAGCCATCTCTACGCCCTTCTGAGCATAGCTGGCTTCCAAGTTCTGACGATCTAGCTGTAACTTAGCAGCGTCAATCTGAGACATAGCCTGATTCTTCTCACGAGCTACCTGAGCCTTTTCCTGCTCAACCTGTGCCATCATCTTGGCAAACTCAGCCTGAGAATCTGGTGGTGGTGGCTTAGGAGCAGCTAACTGAGCCTCTATCTCCGGCGTAATCTTGTTCATGAACTGGTCTGCATCCTTAAAGCCAGCAGCCTCAATAAACTTAGCCAATGTATTACGATACTGACCAACAGTGACCAATGGATTACCTGGCCCATACTGCTGTAATACCTGCTCTTGCTTAGAGATAATCATCTGCAACATAGCTAACTGCTGCTCTTTATTACCAGAACCAAGTCCAACATTAATCGAAACGTCGTACTGGTTAGACCATTCACGAGGATCAAACGGCACATACTCACCATTCATCCGTATAACCCGTGGCTTATCTTGGTATTTACATAACATTTGCAAAATGCCTTGAAACAATGATTTAACACCTGTCTCAGCAAATATACGAGCAATCAGCTCTAACTTACCAGTGCTAGCCTGTGTCATTGCAGCTACAGCCGCAGCCGTTACGTTACTCAGGATGTCAGGATTTAAACCCTGTTGTGCGTCTGATACACCTGTACGCTTGGCTTGTACGCTATCCATGTACTCCAGAATAGGGAAAGCCTGAGCTGTCACGCTAGGAACCTGAATCGGCACAATAGCGTTAGGATTCTTCATCCGTACAACACCACCAGGTGTAGCGTTCAATAAGTCATCGATATTCACTTGACCATCAACCGCACCGATACGGGCATTGTTAGTTAGATAAATGTTATCAAGCATCTGACGAGTAACCGTAGACTTGATTAGCTGGATGTCCATAGTTCTGTCAGCTAGTGACTGACCAAAGAACTTGTGAGGTATTGGTATAGGGCAAATCGAATGGAATGGGACGCTATCTGTTTCTTCATCCTCAAGTATCTCGCTGCCGCAATACACAATACGACGTAGCTCTGCAATGCCATCATCATTTACGTCTAGCTTGATGTAGCACTCAAACACCTCAACACGCTGCATTGAAGGGTCAAGAGACTGATCATCAGGCTCCTCACCATTTGCAAACCTAGCAATACGCTCAGGGCTAAATGTCAGGTCATCATACGATGGCAGGTTCATCACCGTATCTTTGTCGTAGCCCATAGCAATCATTTCTGACCGTGGGACTAAACGACGGTGCGCTGTAAACGGACTATCAGCAATAGTCTTAGCGTTCTTACTTATCAGGAATTCTTCAGGTGGAACATTCTCAATGACAACATTGCCTGACTTCTTTACCTTCTTAACTGTTACTTTGTGCATCGCAATAGGAACACCACCCATGTCCACTATCTCTGTCTTTTGCTTGACGATCTCCATTGATTCGTCAGACAACAGCAAGGCAATCTCATCATCTGTCAGGTTATTGTAAGTTTCCTTAGTGACATCCGTACTATCATTCCAATAGGCTTTGACCACTCCAACCTTCTGAAGCAGAGCATCTTTAAACCAATTGTGTAGGATTAATAGACCAGCATTATCACGATAGAAAACCCAATTACAGTACTGAGTAGCCTGTTTAGCTGTAGCCTCATCGTCAGCCGATTGTGGCTCAAATAGGACAATATCTTCGGTGGTTGTGAATACTCGTATTAGCTGTGGCAATGCGCCATCTACAGCCTCTGCTACCTCACCTGTTACGATCTGGCTGCGACCTTCTACCTCATTCCCATACGGATCACGGAGATAGTATTCGAGTGCTTTCTGACGTTCTTCTGTAGTTTCTGAGTCAATAAAGCCAAGAGAGTTGTCGATCTCGGCCTCAAGAATTCCTTTGATTTCTTCCGATTCCATGCAATACCCCTAGAATTTTACTAATTATACAACCCATTGCACGTTATTTGGCAACTTTGATGACCATGAAGTCTCAGTATCGTCAAGACTTATCGCTAAATATCTAAAAGCGTCTGATGCATGGCTAGACCAGTCATGTAATGGCTTGTCATAGAACACTTGCTGCTTCTCGTTATACTCCCTGCGGTAGTTCCTAAGCGCATCTAACCCTTGCTTAGTCTTATGATCGAACCAGCACTGCGGCAATAGCCTTCTAACGGCCTGTATACCGTCTGCAATCGACAAACGAGGAGCCACTGTTATATCCAGTCCAGCTTCCTGTAAAACCTCTTTACGGCTCTTTCCTGTGCCTAGCTCCCTTACTTCCACATCGTGAGGAAGGAACTGCGTGAAGCCTTCGTACTTGTTCTCTTTAAGCCAGGATACATACCAGTCCAGACCGACTCCGTGGTTCTCCGCAAAATCAATGAGGCGTACTTCCTTTCCAACAGTCTGAGCAACCCACAGACTAGTAGAATCGCTAATCCCCAAATCCCAAGCAACATAAGACTTACATAAGTCATCACGCTCAATAGTGGTGAATCGGTTCTTCGCCTCAAGATCGTT